TTTACCATTGATTGAATTAATCAGATTAGGTTTGTTGATATTGCGAAAGGCTTTACCGAACAATGCAAAACACAATGCATCAAGTAAGGTTGACTTACCTGATCCATTTGAACCCACTATCAATGTATTGGCGTTAGTGTTAAGATTAACTTCTGTAAAGTGATTGCCTGTTGATAGTAAGTTTTTCCATTTAATTGTTCGGAATATAATCATATTTTATTTTTACAATTATCAAAATGATATCTTTTCATCGAGTTAGAACCACCAGTTTTTTTACAATGTGGACATTCAATAGTTTCATATTTTAATCCTTTATTATAGGGTATTTGACCTTTGTGGGCATTACTCATATTTGTTCTTGATTTATCAGAATGAATTCGTCCTCTATTGTATGTGTGTCCTAAATGTGCCAATCTATTTTTTTCTTTAGATTCTTCAGAATGTTTTTTGCCAGCAATCCAAGGTTTTTGACCTTTTTTTCCTTTTGAAATATTTTCTTTCCATTCATCAGTAAAATTTCTTTTTTGTCCTATTAATTTATTTCTTCTCTTTTCTATTGTTTCTGGTTTTTGTTTTTTGCCAGTTAGTTTTTTAACAATTTTTTCTATTGCTTCAGGTTTTTTCTTTTTTCCCAAATGCGTTTTTCTTTGAATTTCTCTGATTATATCTTCTTTTCCTATTCTTCCACTCAAAGCTTTCCAAGCAATTTCATCTTGCCAACATCCATGATTTTCCCAAAGCAATTTATGTGCTTCAGCGTGTTCTTCTATTGTCAATTCAACAATATTTGATGGGTCATCGGTTCCACCCATATGTTTAGGTATAATATGATGTTTATGAGTTTTGATCGACATTTAAAGCCTCTAAGTATATTTCTTTTATAATAGACTTCATTTTTTTTGGATCAATATCTTCCGTCAAATTGTCTATTACCTTATTTATAATAGTTAGAGTATCTTCTGCCTGATCTATTAGTTCTTGATCGTCTTCTAGAATCAGATCATTAAAGTCTTCAACAATAGACAAATCAGCCACACCAGTTTTGTAAATCAAATCTACTACATGATCAAAGAGAAATGGGTTTTGTTTATTCACTACAACAACTTTCACATAGGTATCTTTGAGTGACGAGAAATCATAATTCTTCCAAGATTCAAAGTCTGTTTTAGTGTCATCATATACTACTTTATTAAACATAGTATTAGTATTCTTCACAAACTGCATCTCTCTAGTAGCAGTATCAAATATATGAAACCCTTTTGGATCATTGTGATCTGCCCATGTCATTTCGTATGGCGTACCAACATAGGTAATATTACCGTCTGTAGATTTGTGATGAAAATGCCCAGACAGAACTATATCATACTTGGAAAGAACCTTTTTGTCAAGCCCATGATCACAAACATTGCCTTTATCCATTTCAAAGCCTGCAATCTCAAAGTGACCAAAACATATCTCAGACTTTGTTTTTTTCATTTTCTGAAAGATTTGTTTCTCATTCTCGTCACACATCCAAGGTACGATATCAATCGGCACACCATCAAATTCTACGGTATCAAAAACGTCATAGTATTTGATACACTGGTATTCATTTAACAATAGACCAGTTGAGTTTACCTCAAGTGTATTTTTAAATGCAACATCGTGATTGCCAAGTAGTGTATGTAGTTTGATGCCAAGATTTTCACAACGATCAAAAAAGTATCTACGGCAGAGATGTAGTGTATTGAAGTTGATGAATTTTCTGCGATCAAACAAATCACCCATCTGAAATATAACTTCAATATCATTTGCCTTTAGATAAGGAAAGAATATCTCATCATAAAATTTTTTGAAGTAATTGTGAAAGTCTAACGAATCACCTCTAGCCCCAAAGTGTGTGTCACCGAGTATACAAAGTTTCATGTTGTAATTGTGTCTTCAAATGTTCAATTTCTGTTTTTAATTGCAACTTCTTTTTCTTCATTGAGGTAACAAGTGCATCATTACCATAATGTTTTTCTTCTTTAATTATTTCGGCATCTAGTTCACGATGTACTTTCTCTAAGTGTACCAGATGATGTTCAAGTTTTTCTTTATCCATAATATTTTCCTATTCATGCTTTTTGTTTCTTTTTGTTTTCTTTTGCTTCTTCAAAGTTATGAATGAATTCAGAGATGTTGTCATAAAGTTGAAACTGTTGCATATGGCCATCTGCGTCTTCAAACATTTCCATTTCATCAAATATGCCAAATTGTTCTGTTGCCTTATACTTGACATATAGTTGCTTTTTTTCTCTAACTATTCTTCTTAGAAAAGCATAATATATGATTTGAGTAAAATATGCAAATGGATTGTTACTCTTTGCCGGGTTAAAGTTACGAAAGTACATAAGGCAATTTTCTATACCATCTGAAATCATTTCATCTCTAAAAGAATAGGATACAAAATTTGGTTTACGAGAAAGGTGATCAGCTATCTTTAGAAAACATTCACCAATATAATTTGGTATAGGTGGGTCTGGTCTATTCTCTTTTTCAGCTACAGTACATGCCTCTTTGTAATCTATAAGGGCTTTTAGGAAGTCTGGGTTGTTAATGTAATGATTTGTTTTTCTACTCATGATATAGGCAATCTTGGTTAAATGTTGTTGACATGGAGCTTGACAGGTGTTATAGTCTGGGTGTCCCGTTTGAAAATTAATGTAGCTTATTATTCTTTTGCTCTTTCATTATCTCTTGCATCTCTTCTAAAGTTAGTTGTTGTTCTTCCTCATCGTAGTACTCATCTTCATCTTCTTCATCAGACATCATTAAAGATTCACCAATCTGTTCATCCCCAAGTAGTTCTTCTGTTTGAAAAGCTGCATTGATATAATAAGAAACAAGTTCATCTCTTGGTTCTACAATAGTAAGAATGTCAGATGCATCAATAATTGCTGAATTCTCTTTAATGAGTTCAACAGGTAACCAAGGCATCATCATCATAACAGTTTTACCAGTAGGTAATCTTTTAAAGACAACATGCATTGGCTTATCTAGTAGAACCATATCATTATCTTTATCATCAGAATAATTTGCAATGATATCTTCACCAGATTGTAGTCGAACTATTTTTATGTTATTTTCCATCTTTTAACTCTATGTTGTAAAATTTATAATTGAACTTCTCTTCATCATAGATTATACACCTAGCAATGAAATGTTTCAAGGTGTAATTGGCATATTTGCCTATACGAAAATCATCTGTGATATCAAATAAAGTTGCTTCTTCTTTGTTATCACCTTTACGAAGCCCACGACCTATGGACTGAAGATTACGGATACGAGACTTGGAAGGAGAAGCAAAAACAATGTTGTGAAGATTACGAATGTTAATACCTGTGCTGAATGTTCCATAAGATGCCACAATGATTGCATTGTTTTCTTTTTCTGTGATTTCTCTGACTGATTCTCTGACTTCGACATCTGTGCCTCCAAACACAAAAAATACATGTCTTTTACTTGCGGCTTCTTTAATCAATGAGTGTAATTGTCTGCCATGTTTATCTACAAGATTAAACAACACAAGTGTATTGCCTTCTAAAGAAAGAGTTAAATTCTTAATGAATTCATTTCTTTTAGTGTTACTTACTATGTAGTTAATCTCTGTTTGATAGTCCCATTTCGTTGCTTGTTTGCAAATTTCTTCTGGGTACTTAAGTATTAAACACTTGATCTTAAAATCTGCCAAATGTTTTTGTTCAATCAATTCTGAAGTTGTTGTTGATTGATATACAGGCCCAAACAATCCTTCTAGTACGAGTCTATGTGTTTGTGTTCCATCAAGTGTACCTGTTGTGCCAATTCTATATTTGGCATTAGTGCAACCTGTTAGAATAGTGGTAAGTGATTTTGCTTTGAACTGGTGTGCTTCGTCACCAAGAACAAAATCAAACTGTTCAAAATATTCAGGATCATTTTTGTAGATAGATTGCCATGTAGATATAGTAAGAAACTTATCTATCGTGCGATCTTTACCTGAATACAATCTATGGCAATATTCATCTGAATCAAAACCGTATGATGAAAAATCTTTAAACATCTGTTCAACAAGAGAAGTTGTTGGTACAATCAACAGGCCTTTCTTGTAGTCAGCCTCTAATAGGTATCTTACAATTAGATATATGATAAGTGATTTACCTGATGCCGTAGGAGATACGAGCAACATTCTTTTGTTTCTTACAGAATGTACAAAAGATTTTAATTGATAGTCACGAACTTCATGTGGTATATTTAATGTATCGATAAATGCTTTTGCTTCAACTAACGAATAATTCTCAGTAGTTGACACATCAGAATCTATTTCTAATGTGTATTCTCTTTCTTTACAAAATTTTTCAACATACGGTACTAATCCAAAATACAAAGTCTGTTCTCGTAATGAAAACAGACGAATGTATCCATCCCACATTTTATTTTTGTATGCAGGTACAAATTGAAATCCTGGTACTCTAAAAGAAAAGTATTGATGTAACTCTTGAGCAAAATGTTTCTCACATTCTATGCGTATGTAAGACTCATTTATTTTATGTAGAACTAAATCTGCCAATTAAACACCTTGTATAAATTTTTCATACTCTATGAATCCTCTCAATTGATATGTTCTACTATTTAGCTCTTTTATAATGCTGATGCAAACCTCAACGATTTCTTCATACATAATTTTTTGAGCCTTGTACTTGTTCATATCTTCATCACTATCTAAGTATGTAGTGATATCGGATTTAAGTACAAAAGGAAATGGTTCCCAACCATACTGTTTCAGTTGAGCATCATCTAATTTGCCAGTATAGTATTCCCACTTTAACTTCTTCATCTTGTTATACTTAAACTCAGAGTCACGAATTGCTAGACGATAATGAGAAAGTATGTTAAGATATTTACTGTGAAGTTTTGGAATGTCTAGAAGTGCTTTACCTGGTTCAGTACGATCAATCTCACTATCTTTACCCCACATCTCTAAAAGTTCATTTAATTTAACCATAGTTATCCTCCTATCTATAGGATAACATAAACAATATTAGTTGTCAAGCAGTATTTGCAGTTTCTACTTTTTCTACATCAAACAATGTAAAACGGAATGTTGCATCTGCCGTTATGATAGAATCTGGACTTTCGGTAGTTGAAACAACAAATGATGATACCGAAATGGGGAATACATCATAGAATTTGAAACGAATACTTGGCTGATTAGAAGAAGTCAATAAGGTAAGTGTTGCGTCAGAATATTGAGGCAATCTTGTGTTGATTGATCTGGCATATGAATTTAATTGAGGCAATGCTTTATATTCATCATAGTTAAATGGGAATGTCATTGCACGAATCCAATCGTGTATTTCTTTCCAAGCTGTTAGTTCTTCGTCAACATAGAATGTAATATTCAATACATCGTATACTGGTTTTTCTCCAGGTAAATATATTTCAACAAATGGATTTGTTTGAGGCACTTCAGATGTTGCTATACCTGGTACATTTATTGTTTGGCAAAAGAATTGTAAATTTGGCGCTCTTGCGAACGACAAAAGAAATTTGTTTGATTGATATAGATTTGGATTTTTTGGATTTCTAACTATTGCTGTCATGTAGTTTTCTTTATATGAAGTGCTATGTCTATGATTTGTTCTTGCTCTATCATAGTTATAATCTTACTTGTTAAGCTTATTTCTTGTTGAATGAACAACATTTTCAACTGAAGTTCTTTCAATTGTTGATTATAGAATTCTAGCTCTTGTTGTTTTCTTGCCCGCATGTCGAGCAAATCTGTTATCATTAGTATCTCGCTCATACCATTATTTATAATAAAAAAAGGGAACTATTTCTAGTTCCCTTTTAAAGTCTCTTATTGTTATAAGAATAATTTGAGACTGAATTACATTAAGTTTGCAATCTTGAAGCCACGGTAGTATACGTTGCTCATAGCACCAAGAGCGCCAAGACCTTGTGTAGTACCTTCTGCAAATGGGTTGGCAACTAGACCGTAACGAGTCTTGAAACCAATCTTTGGTTGGAAAGTACCTGTATCAACTGCACGAACCATTTGCAATGGTACGTATGGGCAGTAGAACATACCAGCGTCATAGGCATTAGAACCTTTGTAACCAACAACTGCGAACTCAGATGTTGCACCAACTGGGAAATATGGGTCGATATAAACTTTGATACGACCAAACAATGTACCAGCGTATGTGTTACCTGTATCGTCAACTGTTAGATTAACTTGACCTTGTAGAGCAGACTGATAATCAAGAATACCAGCCATTGCAAATGCGGAAGCAACATCAGAAGAACAAATCATGATGTTACCTTTCCCTCTACGAGTAAGTTTTGCAATTGTGTTTGCTTCTCTTTCGATTTGGAAAGCAAGACCTTTAACTTTTTCAACCATCCAGCGACCATTTGAATCTGTGTCAAGGTTGAAAGTACCGGCAGTTGTTGTACCTACTTGAGCACCAACTTTGGCAATCTTGTAGATTGTACGAATAACTTCACGGTTGATCTCTGCAAGAATTTCAGAAGAAAGAATATTTGCGAGTTCTGTTTCAGCGTCAAGACCATGAACTGCCTTAAGGTCTTGTGCGAGTTCCATAGAGTACTCAGCCTTAAGAGCACGGGTCTTAGCAGTAACAGTGACTTTCTCAATTGAGAAGGCCATTTCATTAAAGTCTGCGGAACCACCAGCAACATCTCCAAGAGATTCAGCTGTAGCAGTTGCCATACCAGCACCAGCAGCAACAGATGCAGATGTAAATGTGTTACCAGAACCTAATGCAGTATTAGCAGCAAGTGCGAGATCAGTCTGTGATGTACCTGCACCAGAGAATACTGTATTTGCTTCATTGTAGAAGGCTTCAGTATTAGTATTTGCCTGACCGTCGTAACGAGTTCTCATTGCAAAAATAAGTCCTGTTGGACCTGTCATTGGCTGAACGCCGCAAACATCATAAGCAATAAGATTTGGTAAAGAACGGCGAACTAAAGAAATAAGAATTGGGTCGAAACCTGCAACTGGGCCGTATGCATCAGCAGAACCACCAAAACCGCCTGTGCCTACTTGTGATGTTGGACCTGCTTCTGTAAGAATATTAGAAGCTTTCTTCATTTCTACAGCTTGGTTCTCAAGAATAACAGCTGTAACTGCCTTACGATAAGGATCAGAAATTTTTGGAAGGTCTGGGTGCTCTAATACACCTTCCCATTTCTTTTGAAGTTGTTCTGAAAGATACATAAAATACTCCTTAATTAAATTTTAGTTTTAGAAATTGCTTTTGATACTGCGGCAACAAAAGGATCATTGATATTTTTGTTTGCATCTTCAGTATCTTCTACTTGTTCATGAAGTTGTTCTGCATCTGCCTTTTTAACGCCAGATGGGAAATAGTTTTCACGGATTGTTTCAAGTTTTTCTTTGTACTCTTCCTCTGTGGAAAACTCTACACTCTCTGCGAGTGATTTGATTTTTTCAACTTGAGTTGCCGTTAAACCATCACATACTTCATAAGTAATTTGGGATTTGACAGACTCGACAAGAGCCTTTTTATACTCAACTGCACGCTCAATCTCTTCATTAAGTTTACCTTCAAGTTCTTCAACTTTACCAGCAAGTTCATCAACGAGATCGACTTTTTCAGCAGGAACATCAATATAATGTTCTGCAAATAGATTACGAAGACCAGCAATAAATTCCTCAGAGAGTTCTGCACGAAGACCTGATTCAATTGCCAATTCGTTTTCTTTTAACCACTGCTCAACAACATAGTTGAGATAGTCATCAACCTTTTCGGTTAATTCTGTTTTGATTGTTTCTACTGCTTCTTCAAGCATAGAAGCATAATCAGCTTCTAATTGTTCTTGAATCTGAAGAACTCTGTCATTAACACGAGCTTCAAAAATTGTAGAAACTTTTGATCTGAAATCTTCAGAGATTGTAGAATCATCACCAAAGATTGCATCTACATCTTCTTTAATAGAGTTTTGAAACTCTTCTTCAGAATCAATTAATTCTTGATCTTCATCAGTCTCTTCTTCTTCTTTTCTCAAGTTAGTAGAAGGCATTGCTGAAGATGCATCAGAAGGTTTTGTTGTTGGTGCAGTTGCACTCTTAGCTGCCTTTGTTGTATGAATCTTGTTAGAATCATCATCAGGTTTGCTATTTTGTGGAGTTGGACCGCCAAGGTCTACAACACCACCTTCTAATTTTTGTGGAGGCATTGCTGTAGCTTTACTCTTGCTTCCTGCAAGAATTTCTGCTGCTGCTTCCATTAGTTGATTTGTTGCCATTAGGATTCTCCTTATGATTTCTTATTTATAAAATTAAAGTTTTCTGAGGTAATTTTCAAACAGTTTTAGAGCAACTTCTTCGATTTGTTTCTTAGAAGCTCTCTGAATAGTTTTCTTTGCACGGTCATGGTCTGCCTCTACAAATTTACCGTCAATTAACATCCATTCTTTATTTTCCATGATGCCGTTAACGAAAGCACCAGGTGCAGATGGATCAGCCACAATATCAGCAGCAGTTGCAAGTCTAAGGTCATCTTGTACCAAATTATAACCTTCTTTAGTTTGAACAAGAGAACCTAGTGCTCTGGATGAAACACCTACACTTATGTCGTTCTCAATAAAGTTTCTGACAATTTGACCATATGGTGTTTCAAGAATAAGTGCTTTACCAAAAAATGTATTACCATTTTCAGTAAGTGATAGAATTTTGTGTGAGACTCTTTCTAAATTGAGTGAAGGCGTATCTGGGTGACCAAGTTCACCTAATGCACGACCTTCTTTAATATACTCTTCGGTATATCTAGCAACCTCATTACGCAATGTATCCATTTTGTACATACGATTGTTCTTGTTGACTCTATCACCAACAAGAAAAGTTCCTTCAATGTAAAGTTTTTTCTTACCGTCTTC